AAGCTACATGCAGCTCTTTTAATTCCTGATCAATCAATTTTTTCATTAATTTTGAACCTCTCATACTTTAACAACCTCCATTTCTGTAAGAAAATCACTGCTTGATAATTTATGCAGCCCTTTTTTGACTCTATATAAGCCTGAAATAGTCTTACTATCTATGCTGATAATACTGTCGGCCCATATTCTATAATTAAGCAGAGATTGCACCTTATATCCTTCTTCTCCGTCCTCGTCAATCTTTTGTGGAGAAGCTATTAGGCCTGTTCTTTGATTAAGATTAACAATTTCCCTGGTCCCGGCTTCTTCTGGTCTGAGATAAATCTTGCTTCTGCCTACATGCAGTTTAGTGGCTGCATCAATTGCTATTTCTTCAAGTGCTGTTTTGATAGTTCCTGAAAAAGTCTTTCCTTTTGGATAGTCTATGTTATTGGCTAGATTAATTTCTCCAACTCCAAAAGGAAGCATATCAATTAGATCAACAGCAACATCTCTTGCTCTAATGCCAGCCCTCCAGGTCTGATTGACAGTAGTATTCAGCCAGTCAGAAGTATTATCTCCCACTACAATTTCAGTAATCTTATCAGTTGTATCCCATGATGTTTGAGTATGAGATATAATACCAGGTAGCAAAAGGCCGACATCATCTTTATAGCCAGCCCTTAAAGTAAAATTAGTATCTTTTTTTAGTAAATCTATCGTTTTATTACTGATATTAAAAAATCTTACATGACCAACATTGCCATCTGAGTCAGTATTAAAATTAACTTCGAATTCTAAATCAAGATCAGGATATTTGATTTCTTTATTTTCTAAAGCAAATATTGCTTTTCTGCCAAAAGCTCTAGTCATTAGTAATCACCAGCTATATATAGCTTTACACTGTCATAAAAATTATCGTAAGTAACTCCCTCTTTTTCTGCAGCCATTGTTTTATCAAGTGCTATAATTCCAATCCCCTCAGGTAGCCTATCATCAATGATATTGTCAAACATATTTGTACTATACGTTATTTTTTTACCTTCGAGTATTGTTTCCCCGGTAGAATCAAAAACTGACATAGCAAAAAAGCCTTGATGATTCCAACTTATTTCAAATACAAGTTCTGTTCCTGCTACATCAGTTAAAAACCTATCGGGGATCTGCTTAATATTATCTTTTTTAACAGGTAAATATTTAACTTCCATCACTCATCACCGCCGAAAGGAGAAATCATTGAGGTAAGAATTGACTGATCAGTGCTTTCTTCATCTACATTTTCTGTTTCATTAGACCGCTCTTCTGTTTCTGTAGCATTTTGCTGCACTTCATTGCCGGTTGATGGGTCAATTCCTAAATTAACAAATATAGTTTCCTGTTCAGCTACTTGTACTTGTTTTAAGGATATGCTGCCCTGGTAACCATTTGCTATTTGAGCATCAGTGTCAAAATTTATACTTAAAATAACCATATTTTCATATAGTCTATAATCTTTAACATCCATGTAGTTAAAAACTTCATCATGCTGACTTGCTTCTTCTAATCTATCCCGCTGATCTTCTGCTTCATCTCCAGCTATAACAAAAGTGTGATTAATTTCAACCGGCTGGTGATTGATATGATCAGCTATTTCAGTTTTATCTTCAACTGGCTTTTCAGTAACTTCATTTTTCAAGTTAACAGATTCTTCAGGAGCAACTTCAATTTCTATATCAAAATCATCATTATATAATCTAGCCAATGGCCTCACCTACCGATGCTGTCGCCTCTCCATCAAAATATTGTTCTATAATTTTTATTATTTTTTGAGCATCCTGAACAGTGTTATTTGATCCTTCAAGATTGAGGTTTTCAATAACAACTTTCTTTTCTGATTTACTGCTGGACTGTTTATTGCTTTGATTATAATTATTATTTGTAACGCTTTGAGAACTGCCAAAACCACTGTCAGATATACTCGACATTGGATTGTAGTCTTTAACAATAGTCTTAGGCTCAGTAATCATTGACTCAGTCCACATATTGCTTAATGGTCCAGTAACCTGCTTTCTGGACTTATCAACACCTTTTCCGATGGTTTGAGTGAGCCCCGGTCCTACCTTATCCAATCTGCTTAATGGTCCAACTTTAGCAGGTGATTGAGGGAGGTAATCCATCACTTTTTTAGCCATTCCCTGCATCCAGCCTGGCAGCTTATCCATAGCATTTTCAATTGCTGTTTTTAGGGCAGAACCAAAGTCTATATTACTTAATTTACTTTTAATGCTGCTTGCCCATTCATCAATCTTTGCTATAGGATCAGGTATGTCTGGCATGCTAAGACCGGGCAAATCGAATGGAATCAAGTTATCAACAAAAGATTTAGCATTATTCCAGGTGCTCTTTACAGATCCTAATAAATCTGGAATAGTAGGAATTTTAATTTCCGGCAGACTTTGAGACTTTAAGTTATTAATAAAGCTCTTGCCTAAATTCCATACTCCTTTGACTGCTTCCACTAAATCTGGTAATGTTGGAAGCTTGATCGCTGGCAGTTCAATCCCAGTCTTATCTTTTATAAATTGTCGGCCAGCTTCATAAATCTTATTAATTATATCTGGTAGGTTAACAGGTGGTATTAAAAACCTAACTAAAGTCAGCGGGTTATCTTTAACATAGTTTGCTGCAGCTATAATTTTTTCTTTAATTGCTCCAGCAATATCTGGTATATGACTCAATTTGAAAATATCTAAGAATAAGTTTCCGATAAAAGTTAATTTAGCAGTAACAATAGTTTTGATTCCTTCAAATATATCAGCTATACCGCTGTAAAACTGATCAACAGCGTCCCAGTACATTGCGAAATCACCGGTAACTATGCCTTTAATTAAACCTGATATCATTTTAATTGGTGAGAAAAGTATCTTAAAAGCGCCTTCAAATATTTTTACAGCGCCAATTACAGTTGATTGAACCAGTGGTTCTATATAAGCAAATGATGCTTTAATAGCATCCCAAGTCCAGAGTGCTGCATTACCTACATCAACTAATACACCTTTTAAATCTTTATTTATGCCGGCCCATGCTAAGAACTTATTAATTATAGGCAGCAGAGTGCTTTCTCCACCGTTTAAACCGACCCATAAATCTTCTATTGCTAAAACAATTCCGGTCACTGCTGCAGCTATACCAAAACTACTTATAGAAAATATTCCAGCTATAAAGGGCCATGCTGCACTTACTCCACCAATAGCCGCTGCTATTCCAGTTATTGCAACACCTATTGCAAAGAATCTAGTAGCAGCCTGCAGTTTTTCGCTTTCTTCTAGCTTTTCAAGAAATTTATTAGTAACAATTAAGCCCTTATTAAATGATGGTATAAAACTAAAACCCATTGCGATTGATACATCGCGAATATTCCCTTTGAAACGTAACCACTGGTTATTAAATTCCATTGCAGTTCTAGTTGCATCATTTACTGCATCGCCAGACTGTCTGATCATTTCATTAAATCTTAACTGCATTTTTGTGAGATTATCTAAATCTCTGAAACTCTTTTGATATCCCTCTCTTTGAGCGACTAAATTCAATTGAGCTTCACTTAGCTGGATACCAAGCATTCTGACCGCTTCGTGATTACCAACCAGGGCAGACTGCATAGCTTCAGCTGCTCTTGCTGTAGCAACATTGTTAAAAGAACCTAAGTCAGCTGCTAAAGTAACCATTTCTTTTGAAAGGCCTGCAGCTTCATCACGAGCAAGCCCCATAGGCACTAAAACATCCTGAAAGCTGTTTAACCAGCCTAAAGTAGCATATTCAGAGCGTCCAATACTTTGAGCATATTCATCGGCCCATTTTCTCGTCTGGTTAGCAACTTCTCCAAAAACAACATTAAATTTGTTTACAGTTTCATTAGCATCCGCGGCACTGAACACCGATCTTCCTATAGCAGCAAAACCCATTCCAGCCGCTATACCTAATTGATATCGGTACCGCTCTAACACCGCAACACCATTACTTATTTGCTTTTTAGCATCATGAAAGGCAGCAGATATAGCCCGGCCGGCAGTTACTGCTTTTCTTTCCAAAGCTCCCATTCTATCAGTAGCTCTTATTACATTATTTTTAAAGCTATCAACTCTTCTATCAGCCTGGGTAAGTGGCCTATCGTTTATTCCAAAGCCAACCTGAAAACCCAAAAACCTTTGTGCTCCTCCTGCTGGCATATCTACCGCCCTCCTTCAGAACTATTTTTAATTTCTTCATTGAAAACTTCTAAAGCAGCCCTGGCTTCTAAAAAATGATCTAAATCCCATTTCGCAACTTCTTCTTCAGATTGCATCTTAAAAACCAGAGCCCAGTAATCTTTAAGAAGTCCTTTTATCTGCCTTTTGTAACGATCATGATTTACTATTAACTCACCTTTTTTGTTTATAGAGCTATATTTAGGCTCCAAGAAACGTTTCTATACTTTTTACAACCTCTTTCAATTCCTTAGACCTGTTATAGTTTTCTATTTCTTCTATTAAGTCCTGAACATTACTTAACTTTTCAAAGTCATCCATGGTGATATCTTCTTTTAAAGCTTCGGCCATCAGATTATCAATATAAACTTCCTGAGAAAACTGGCCGGCTTCATCTTTAGAATTATCTTCAATTTCTAAAATAGCTTTATTACCAATATACTCAACTGTATATTCATCACCATTGACAGTTACCTTTTTCTCTTTCTGGCCTTTAACATCAAAATCATCTACTTTTACTGGGTTAATCACTACATTATCAAGCAAACCAGCAATATACTTCTTTCTGGATGTCGAGCCATATCTATCCCGGCATTTATCCTGGTGTTTTATGTACCAGCGAACACCCGGATTTTGAAGAGTATATTTGCTTTCTCCTACACTAATTGTTTTTTTGCTACCTTCTTTACCCATTATTTATAATACCCCCTCGAATGCTTCCTCATAGTCAGCTACAAGCAGAACCCATTCTCTATCTCCGGGCTCATTAGATTTTACATTGTCAGGCAAGTTCTGAACTACACATCTGCTACCTGATCCAGAAACGTCACCATCAAAGTTCTGATCAACTGTAGAGAAGCCAAATTCTTCATCTGACTTGTATAAGTTATACAGTTTTTCGTTCGCTGGACTGGTTTCCTTTAAAGTAATAGTGGCTTCGGCCCTGTCATCAGCAGACTTTGAAAAAGTAACTTCGCCCTGAGCTCCAACGTGAGAGGTCCTTTTTTCTGACATTCTAGAAATTTCAACCATTGAGTCTTCAGCAAACCCAGTCAAAACAAAATTATCTACAATAGTAATTACTTTGGTTGGATCATAATTGACCATTTATAATACCTCCTTTACAGTGTTAAGTAGAAATCTAATTCTACATTGTGCCAAGCTCCAGAATATGTTACTGTTGATTTAACACCCTTTAAAACTCTGTTTGCTAAATCATTTTTCAGTAAATCTTTTCTGGTAGGATAAGTTACTGTTGACATGAAATTGCCGTCTGCATCTTTTGCAACAGCACCATTTGAAGCGGCCACTTTATTGACCTGTTTAGCAGCATCAACAAATAAACCGATACCCGCATTATCCTGGCCTACTTTTTGGTTAGTTTTTAATACACGGAATATTTCTTCTCTATATCTTGCAGCAAACCAGTGCTTAGCAACAGTTGTATCAATAAAATCACCATTACTCATTACACCTTCAGCAACATATAAAGCTCCGCCCCATTCTTTATAGATGTTGGCATTAACGTTTTGCAATGCTGCTACATCAGCGGGCAGATAAGTTGATTTAGCAGTATTATTGATAGTTTTAAATTTCAGGGTATAACTACCGGGTGTCATTGGCAGAATTCTACCCAAAGCACCTGCATCAAGATACTGCTCTTCATCATTTACCCCACCATCATGAGCGAATAGAGCAAAGTTCTGATTTTCTATTCCTTGCATAAAGGTTTCTATATCAGCAATTGCTGCATCTTTACCTAGATCACCAAACATTATTTTTTCTTTTGAAGCTATCCAGTTAGCAGCTTCTTGAACATCGGCTTCGACATTGCTCGCTAAAGCTAAAGCGTACCAATCATTATTTTGAGTTATCAGTTTATCCAACTCATCAGTGATTGTGCTAGTTTCTGTAGCAACATCAACACCGTAAATCATAACTTCCTGAACCTTTGGCTGCTGACTTAACATAGCATTAACTTTTTTGTATGCTAAATCTTCGCTGCTCCAGTTCTGGATCTCTCCAGTGTCTGAAACTATCTCTAATGGATTGGTGACAGTTGGGTCAAAAACCAAACCAATACCGAATCCTTTCTGAGCTACAGCTCCTGTTTCATCATATACATTTACAACAACAGGATCTCCCATTTAAAGATCACTCCCTCTTTATAAATTTACGTCT